TCGTATTGGCGAAGTTTACCTTTTGCGCTTGGTCTTCGGATAGGCGGACGTGGGGAAATAATCGCTTATAATGTGGGCTCTCGACGATCATCTTGGCGCGTCGGTTATCCCGTGCCGCTAAGGCCTCAGCGTAAGACGCCCCGATGTAACGGAGCGATGGGTTTGCGATCCAGCTCCACGTTGGCCAAAAGGCGCGAGTGAGTAGGGACTTCATTGAGCCCGGTGGCACCGTGATTAGGAGGCGACGAATTTCGCCGCTGGTTACCGCTTCGAGGTGCGCGGCAATCGCCTCGATAGGCCAGCCCGTAACCAGCTTTCGGCTCGGTTCTAGGACGGGCCAAAAAGTTTGGGCAAAGTAAAGCACCGAGCGACGGCAGAGCTCGGCGTCGATTGGGTCTTGCTCAAACGTCGTTATCCTCGGAATTTGCATCTGCCATCAGTCGTGAGAGTTCTAGAAGGGCCTCGGTGGAGAGCTTAGTATAGTCGATCTCGGCGACCCGCGCAGTAAGGTCGATCTCTTGTTTAATCTGGTCAGTTTGACCGAGCTCGTTCTTCCCAAGCCAGATCAGGAGACTAGGGTTGCCAGCGAGGGCGAACTGCCATTGCGCTCGGCGGAGTGATGCTTTGCCTTCAGCCCGATGCTTTTTATATAGCGTCGAAAAATTCTCTTCGCCATGCTCCTCCAAGCGCCGGTTGAGAGTGTCACGAGACATATCAAACACTTGGCAAATCTCGTCTGCGGTGCATTGAATGCGGACCATCGAGATGATGCGTTGCAAGTCATCATTGGTTAAGGGTTTGCTCGGCCCCTTTGGCCCGCGCTTTGCCATAGCTGTCTGCTCCCTTACCGGACGCCAATATACTTATGGGTCTGCATAGACAGGTTCCACCCGTGCTCCAAACAGGCATCCACGCAGATTTCGGTCGCCTTAGTTGCTTGGCTAAGAGGTTGCAGCCAAACGTCTTTCAATCTTACCTCATCGCGGAACTCGTCCAGAAACGACTTGAGGCGCTCGACGTCTGCTTGTTTGCCAATGGGCATTTTAATTTCGCTTGACCGTGCTACCGCTTGGACTTGCATCTTCTTTTTGCCAGGCATGTCGAGCTTAGGGGATAGCGTGACCCAAGTGTGAGGGTGCACATCAAGAACTTCGGTTCCACTGGTTTCGATTTGAACTATGAGGCCACCGACGGTTAGGACGTTGGTCAATTCAAGAAGGTTCTGCTCAGCTGGTTCCCCACCGGTTACCGTAACCAGCTTAACCCGTTCTTTGGAAATTATGCGGCAAGCGTCGTCAATCTCTTTTGCAGTCATGTAAGCGTATGTTGGGCTGTCCCCAGTCTTGTCCATCATTTGCCAGATCGACACCTCGTGCTCGGGCTTCGCCTCCCAAGTGTGTTTGGTGTCGCACCATGGGCAACCAACGGCGCAACCATGCAGCCGCACGAAAACGGATGGTGACCCGGTAAATTGCGCCTCGCCTTGGATCGTGTAGAATATCTCATTCACCACATATCGTTGCATGTTATGCCTCATATATTGCTGAGTTTGCGCCGTGCTCTCGCACCTCAACGCGCGTTAAACGGACCCGCGGCGAGTGACCCGCATGTTGTAGCCAAGCGACGGCAGCATCGAAGACCAGCTTTGCAAAGGCCTCGCAACCGGTATTGTCAACCACGATGACTTGCGCGAGGCCAAGTGTGTCAAGTTGCATGAGGTCGCTTAGTGCTGGGTCATCGTTTGCGACGAGTAACCTGTGGTCAAATGTGCGCTCGAGGTATGCTTTAAGCGGTTTTAAGCTGCCGAAGTCCATGACCCAGTTATTTCCATCAAGCTCATCCGCCTCGAACTCAAAGTGGGCCGCAAGTGCATAACCGTGAAGAAACCGGCAGTGGCTATTGGCCCGCCATTGCCGAAAGCAGGCTGAGAGCCCAATGTCATGCCCATAAGTTTTGGTTGATTTGTATTTAGGCATCGAAGGACATCCCCTTGATGATTTGCATTAGCTCTGCTTTGGCAGTGTAATCTTCCGCGAACACGCCGCGCATGATTGACGTTGTCATCTCGCTTTGGTCCTTAACGCCTCGCCAGCACCCGCAGAAGTGCGTCGCCTTTACCACCACGCCCAAAGCCTTTGGCTCAATCTTGCGTTCTAGCTCGTCGGCAAGCTGCACGACCGCTTCCTCTTGGATTTGAGGACGTGACATTACCCAATGAGCAATTCGATTGAACTTAGACAAGCCAATGACGCGCTCTCCCGGTATGACACCGACCCACGCTTTGCCCATAATTGGCGCGAGGTGGTGGCTGCAGGCTGATCTAACAGTGATTGGACCGACGACGTAGATTTCGTCCACTTGTTTTGCGTTTGGGAAGTCGGTGGCCTTCGGGCATGGGACATAACGTCCCTCAAACACCTCGCGCAAATACATCTTGGCAACGCGTCGTGCCGTGTCCTGCGTGTTGTGGTCGTTGTCCACGTCGATCACCAACGATTGGAGCAATGCGCGGACGTTTGCCTCCACCTCAATCGACAGCTCCTGCAGGTCCCCGTCGTGCAGGTGGTGCGCGATGTTGTCGTTGGCGTAGAACGAGCCACCTGCTGTTTTAATTCTTGAGATTATCTCTTGCGACTTTTTCATGCTTTTACGGTCCTGAATACTGGGTCTTGGAGGCCATTTCTCTCGAAGGCGGTCTTCCGCATGAAGCACGGTCCGCACTGCCCGCAGTGGTGCGCGCCCCCACGATAGCACGACCACGTCAGGTCTAGTGGTGCGTTTAACTCCACGCCACGCTTCACGATCTCGTGTTTCATCAGGTTGCCAAGTGGGATTGAGATTTGGACGCGGTGGCCTTCGTTTACCGCATAGTCGAACGCTTGGTTCAACAGGTGGATAAACTCCTCCTCGTTGTCCGGGTATGCGCCCCCCTCCTCAAGGTTAGCGCCAAGCACGATTTCATCGAACTCGTTTGCCTCTGCATAGGCGCAGGCATTTGCCAACATCAAAAGGTTTCGGGCTGGAACCCAATCAATCGCATATTCCGCGCCCTCGACTGCGCCACCAATCTCGCCTGAAAATAGTGTTGATTTTTGGGCTCCGGTGTAATCAAGATGCCTATAGACGAGCGCGCAACCAAGCGTCTCTGCGATCTGCTTAATCGCGCGTGTTTCCGGGCCTTCCGCTTTGCAGCCGTAATTATAATGCAGGAGCGTGACGTTCTTGCCCTCTCGCACTTTCTGCGTCGCGGCGACGGTGCTGTCTAACCCGGCACTGGCAATGACCAAACACTTGTTGGTCTGCTTTCGAGGGATCGAAATAGTTTGACCGGTCTTTGGCTCAAACGCGGTGTAGGCCGCGAGCTTTTGCACCCCGATCGTGTGCGGAAGTGCTGGTCGAAGGTGACGCTCCATGCTGGAGAAATAAAATACGCCATCGAGGTAAGCGTAGTAGATCGGTTTATAGTTGGCCCCAAGGAAGACGGTGCGGCCAACATGCGTTGCGATCGCATATGAGCCTTTGATGCGCTGTAACGAGCTTACAAAGCCTTTCAATGTTCGTCGGTCTATGAACCTTGGAAGGCATTGGCTATCGATCTCGCCCGGCAGCCAACCGAGCTCAGCATCATTTGCGATGGTGCCATTATGAACGATGCCATCATATGGTTGAAGGATGGCGTTTTCGCCGATCTCTGGCGTTGGCGTAGCACGCCAATTCCCAAGGATAACTCCATCGCCATAATCTATGATGCGTCCGCCATCTCGGCCTCGGTCTTTTGCGAGGTGCCGAATACGCTGGAGCACCCCCATGTCAATTGGTCGACGGATCGACACCGCGCCAAAGATTGAGCACATTAGATCGTTCCCCTCGTTCTCAGGAATTTGTAGGTGTAGAACAGGCTCTCGCAGTATTGGCGGGTCGCCACTGCTTGGTAAATTTTAGTCCCAAGTTTGCGCTCGACTTGCACCATGCGGAAGACGTGGTTGGCGACGTTCATGTAACTTGCAATGCCTCGCCCGGTGCTGAAGGAGTTGGCGACGCAGTTGCCGCGCCATGCGTCAGCGTTGCCCAGCATTTTAATCTGGGACAAGTCGAAGCCCACACGGGTTAGGCTATCGACATGGGCTTGCTTCGGCTTGCTCGCAAAGTCCATTTTGGACAGATTTTTTAAACGACCGCCATGGCTGTAAACGCTCAATGTCGCATAGCGTGCAGCGGACATCGCAGACGAACTGTCCACGCTTTCTGGCCGAAACGCTTTAATGAAGTCTATGTTGGTGAACCCAAGCCAGTGCACCTTTCGACCGCGGTTCTGCTCATTGAACCACTTGATATATGATTTATTGTCCGCACCGAACGCGATGCCGCCAAACATGATGTAATCAGTCATCGAATAGAATTCTTCGAGCCGAGCAACGGTTTCGCCGCGCGTAAACACTGGCATCACATCCTTGTACCCAAGGTCGTGCATCCGCCTCAAGTTGTCATAGCTGCCTGCTGCGTTTCCATATACGTCCATTTGGACGGCGCGGAAATTCCAATCCTTGGGGATGGTTTTCAGGAAGGCGCAGTAACCATCAAACGACACCGGCTTGCCGGTGTTCCAAGCGGTGAACGCGCCGCTGTCGATGATGAGGCGAAAGTCTTTGGGATCTTGCTCCTTTAGGAACGACATGGTGTCGTCTGTGAAATAAGGGTAAGCGATAAGGACGTTGATCATTTCCGTTGGACCTCGATGGTCCCGTAACCCAAGGCCTGCAATTCATCAGTCAGCCAAGTGTGAAACATCTCCAGTTCGTCCTCGGAGCCCGTAATAATAAGCCGGGCGGCAAGCGGCTCATCTGCTGCGGTAATCTTGTCTATAAACTCGTGGTCAGTGTCCCACTCACCAAGAACGTGGTTGATTTCTGCACTATCAAACCCAGTAAGGTTTAAGTCGAATCCCTCAACCTCCAAGAAGTTGAACTCTGCGCCGAGCTTGTCGTAATCCCATTTTCCATTCATCGTGTGCTTGTTATCGGCGATCACATAGGCCGCGCGCATTGCCTTGGTCCAGCCCTTGGCAACGATGACAGGGACGTCGTCTATGCCCAGCTTCTCTAGCGCCATCACCCGCCCATGTCCGGCAATAATCGTTCCTGTGTCGTCAATGAGGACAGGGATGGTAAACCCGAACTTCTCAATGCTCGCGGCGATTTGGTCCACTTGTTCGGGCGAGTGAATTCTGCTGTTTTTTTCGTATTTCGTAAGCTCGCTTGTCTTGCGCGCTTCGATTTGAGTTGCGACCCAATTCTTCATTTCGCTGCTCTCTTTGCCTTTATTGGTAACAGTAGGTGCCATGGCGTTGATTTGCAAGAACTGAAATTTTGCGTCAATCGCCGAAGGTCTTTACGTTAAGCCCAGCTTCGTCGATTATGCGCTGTGCTGTTGCAGCATCGACTGGAACGCGGTGCTCTGGGATGCGTCGCGCAGCTGGGCGTCCATATTGGAGATATATTGTCGCCGCCCTGATCGGTGACATCTCAATCTTAATCCTCGCTGTGATGTCCCCCTCCATTGGTCGTAGACGCCGCTTGTCATTGTCGTCGGACTTCCACCATCGAGCGGCGCGGGTTATTGCCCACTCCGGATAGTCCCGCATTGACACCAGCCAATCTTCCGCCTCAAGCAGCTTGACTGCCTGTGGCGTGTCCTTTTCGTAATACGGC